CTGTGGTTGCACCTTGACGTGTTTTGTTACCAAAGTTGGTGATACCAATGCCTGGGATGAAAGTAATTGGGTTGATGTTGTTTTCATACAATATGTCACGCACACTTTGTCCCACTGCCAACTGTACGAACTCGCCAGTTTGTGCATCGATATAACCAATAGCTTCAGCATTGTCTACCACACCACGACGTGTACCAGCAGGTGCCAACCATGGATAACTCACTGCATCACTACGCAATATGGTGCGAACCATCATGTGTGTGGGAGGTGCAACAACTGTGTTACCTGACAGGTCTGTGGTCTGGCATGAGGGATAGAACACAGCAGCATACGCACTGCCAATGGTCAATCCATCATCTGTTGATACACCAAGACCGTTGTTGTTGGTGGCATGTTCTACCAATGCAGTGCCTGTATTTGGCAAGCGTAGTGGAGTATCGCCCACAACAAACAATGTGTTGGCACGTTCGTTGCTGAGTGCAACCAAGTTGACCAACAGCTCAGGATAAGCAGGTGCAGCAACCAAATTGAATTGATTCTGTTCTTCACGTGCAGGCAGGCTAGTGTCAATTCCTGACTTCATTGCTGCCACAATCAGTTTGCGTTGGGCCAAGCGTCCAGCGTACATAGCGCCATCATCTCTGTTGCCCGATGCTGTGAGCCAGGTATTTTTCTCTGCGGGCAATGTGTCATCAGGGAATGTGGTTGAGTTAAAATAATTGCTTTGGAAACTCTTGACATTGTAACCTGAACGGCGTGTGTTGAACAACAACATACCTTGGGGGTACAGTGCAGGATCAGGTGCATCCAAGTCCAAGTAATCACTGATCAACAAACTTTCAATTGTGGGGAATGGATCTGCCACAGGGTCTGTGGTGCCATTGGGTGCCCAACGTGCGTCAGCAAACAAAATACCATTTGATGTGGTCTGGTCTGTGGTGTCAACCGCAACCCATTGATCTGTGCCGCTAACCTGCTCCCAACGATACAGCAAGGGGTAGTTTTCAAGATCACTGCTGTCAATCCACAAATCGCCGTATTGCAATGGACTTTCAGCCGCATCATTTTGTGTCAGTGGTTCAGAGGCAGCAATAATAGGACCAGACGCATTGGTCAAGTTCAAATCAAATCCACGGGTGTCGTTTGTGACGTTTTGATAACCTTGCCATGTGCCGTTGTCCTGAATCATGATGTCCACATCACTAACTGAACTGTAGTACCACAAACGTCCATCAGCTGGATTCTGATCTGGTGCAACATCACTTGCAGTGTATGAGAACAAGTCAGCTGTGACCCAGTTACTCAAGCACAATACGCCTGCTGTTTGATCTTGACGAACTTTTGGTGTTGCGGTAGTAAATCCAGCAGTGGTAACTGGGGTACCAGTGAAGTTTTGTAAATATATTGTTCCGCCTTGGCTGTGTGTAAACACAATATTACCAGCACTGTTTACGCTGGCACTCACATAAGGCACGTTGGCAGCACTGACAGAAGTTATAAAAGAAGCAACACTGGTGCCGCTCAATGTCACCACATAAGGTGTACTTGGGGTTGCCAACTCTGGGTTTGTTACCGTTTGGCCTGCTTGTGTGGCAAAGATATAAAAAACATTGTTTTGTATAAACAATGCATCTCCACCAGATCCAGGAGTAGTGTCACCAGTTACAACTGTTGCCCCCAACGCAATTCTTTCCAGCAGCAAAAAGGCAGCATTTGAATTTGGCTCTGTATTGTATAATTGATTATCAAATTGTACATATGTGCTGCCAACTGGAATATTTCTACCACCGCCTGTGGGATCAAGACCATAGTTTGCTGTGCCATCATATGAGTATGCAGGACTGCTTTGTTCAACAAAGACATCCAATGCAGCACTGTATTGTTTTAATTTCAAACTCATACCATTGCTGGCAGGGCTGATGTTTTGCCAAATAGAACCTGTTGGAGCAGGTGCAGTGCTTACAGTAGTGCCTGTGTCTGTGGTTCTCCAACGTGGTGCTTGATAACTGTAACCTGGGAAGTAACTTGGGGCACGATATTCAATGGCTGCAATACCCAATGTGGTCAGCAGTGCGGCACCACCAATGGTGCCAGTTACAATACTGATAACACCACCGTTGTCTGTGGATCCGTCATTGGTAGCATCACTGTCTGCATACAATGTCAACTTGTTGCTGACTGCGGCAGCAGTGACACCAGGAATATTCAAGCCATTGATCACTGCGGCAAATCCTGCCACAGTGTTGGTTGCACTAACAGTGGCCAACGTATCATTGATGTACATGTTGGAACCAACAGTTAATCCGCTGCCAGACACTGAGTTTGTGCCTTGCAAGGTGGGCCATGAATTTTTCCACGCATCTGTGCCCAGTAACACCCAGGCATTGTCTGAATTTTTATAGTAGTTTTGATTGTTTAAACTCACAGCGCTGACAGCATAGTCGCCAATGCTGCCTATGGTGCTGATAGGAGTGTAATCGCCTCCAGCATAATCAACCACATCTGCTGTGTCTGTGAGCACAATGGGCACTTGATTGGTAAATGTTGCTGAGGCTTGATTCCACTCAAAAATACCCCAGAGACTGGTGCTGGTATCTAACCAATATGTGCCATTGTTGGGATTGCCTGTGGGACGACTCAAACTGGCTGTGAGCTCAGTTAAGTCAATGTCCACACGTTGAACATACGCACGGTTTGTAACACCCAGTGCTGAGTACGCTGCCAGCAAGCCATACTCGTTGAGTTCGTAACCATTAATTGGTGTACCTGTTGTGGTGTTGTAAAAGAATGGCACTCCAAATGTTGCTGCCAAATCACGTTGACTGGTAATGAGATAAGTTTTGTTTGCATTGGCGGCGGTTGTACCGGCTGCAACTCCGACTCCAGCAGCATCAGCTTTGTTCTGTGCTGTGGCAATCAAAAAATAGGGTACTGTGTTGACAGCGGAAGGGATATATTGACTCTCGTCAATTACTGTTACTTCTACGCCTGGTGATACTAGTGCCATGGTTGATTCCTTTTCAAGTTATTGATATTTATAGGCATACCCAAAAAACCCCAGTTTACACTGCCCTTTGGCCAAGGTCCATGCACTAAATACCTGATGAGACCCATATGTAAAGCCTGCAATCAACGACCTTGTGCCGTAAACTACATCCGGGAAGATGTCACACACTATCGCAGTAGATGCGAGACTTGCCAACGCAGGGGTCGAGGAATCAAGCCTAGAGAACCTCGGTGGAAATCCTCAGGATACAAGAAAAAACCCGCATGTGACCGATGCGGGTTTCGAGCCAGGCTTGTTAGTCAGTTGTTGGTGTATCACATTGATGGCGATCTCAACAATGCCACTGTGAGAAATCTACGAACAGTCTGTCGTAACTGTGTAGAAGAAATTGCCCGGACTGAAGTCACTTGGCGGGTGGGTGATCTTGAACCAGACGCTTGACCTGCTGATATAAGTCATCCAGGGTGCTGTTGTTGTCCAGCACCACGTCAAATTTAGTGCCTACCCAGGCGGTTTCTGACTCATGTACGCCCAGTTGTTCTAGTTGGCGCCCACTCAGTGCCCAGGTGCTGTTGCCATTGGGTCCGCGGTTTTGGCTCACAGCCGCATTGTACCACTCAGGTTCAGGACCACGCACCACACGCACCACCCGGCCACCTGATTGTTTGATAGCTTGAATTTCGTTGGGAAATCTGCAGTCACTGATCACAACATCATCTGTGCTGTTGCGCAGTTTGTTTTCCAAGCTGGCGATCCAGATATCATCATGGAATCCGTTGCGGCATACTTCAGTGCCCCAATTTTGCAAAACCCAACGGGGAGTAATTACTATACCTAATCGATTGGTCCACCAATTGTCTTGCTGTTCACGCCATTCACGAGCCTGTTTGGTGCGTCCTTCCAGCATGGTTCGGTCCCATCCAAACACTGCGCTCACAGCATCTTTGAGTGTGTTGGCAAAACTCTCTCTACGAAAATGATGTAGATTTACAAGATAGTCCGCAACGGTATCTTTGCCCGAGCCAATAAATCCACAAACGCCAATGATCATGCCAGTTCCTTGATATTTAAATGTGCCAAGGTTGCTTGCAACATGTCAATTTGCCTGCGACAGTCTTCCAAGGCATGGTGACTGGTAGGCGGTTTGGGCAACCCTGGGTACAAACTATATACCGTTCTTGCATCACGGATCTTATAATATTGCCAGGGCAGGGGTTTGTGATAACTCTTGTAAGCATGCTCAAGTATGTTGGCATCGTAGGTGGGACCGTTCATCCAGATGCGGTTGCACTTCCAACATAACCGGTGCAGTTCATCCAGGGCCTGATCCAAGGGTATGCGTCCATCTTCTGCAAAGGCTTCATCCTGTGCGGCGCCTTGTGTGGCCCACCAGTTGATGGTGCCTTGTTCAATAGTGCGGTTCTCTTGGCTTTCAAGATCAACTCTAGCATAGTATTTGTGCTGGTAGTAGCCCAGGCCAACGGGATCAAACGCCTGAGCCGCAATGGTTAATATTGTTGCGTCAGGGCCTGTAGCCAACCCTTCAATGTCGATCATTAAGTCCATGCTTGATTATAGCACAAATAAACTATTAAATCAACTCAAATGGTACTTCCTGCTTTACACTGTTCCACCATTCTTGATATCCAATTTGACTTGGATGAAAAGGTGTTGATTCAGTAGGATCTAATAATCCTCGATCTCTACAAAATTCAAACGGAGTCGAACTTAAACATTTTTCCCAAGGCACTAGTTTAAGTAACGGGTGGTCTCGACTTACTGGTCCACTTAGGGAGGTATTTTCGCTAGAGTAGTCTTGAAATATATCATATATAAATCCAAATTTATATTCAATTCCAAGTTTGTCAAGAGTATTCAAACATCCAGAAATAGTGACTAAATTTTGAGTGGCCAAATAATTCCAATCCATTGGCTTGTATAGGGTGTCTAGACAATCATAAATCCACCGGGCATAAGGATATTTAGAACGGCTATGCCAAGATCCCCCAAACCCTCCTGAGTGCAACCAAACTGCATCGTTTGTTAAACTTCTATGCTCGTACAGATCGAACTGATATTCCATTTGTTTTGGAACTGAAATATCAATGCGACTAAACCCTGACCAAAGTACAAATACTTTATCAACTTCTGGTGTTAAATTATCTAATATGCTTTGTGCAATAAACGCATTGCTGGCTCCGCCTCGAGCTAATATTTTGCAATGAGTATGGCTATATACATTTTCACCAAAGGCTATGCTAGGAAAATAAGGATTATCAGTATAACTACAGCCAGCAAATAACAACATCGTCAGCCAATAACAAATGTAAGTGGCTGTGAGCCATCCACATACATTACCAATTGATTGATCAGCAGATCCATTTCCACTTTGGCTTCAGATTTCATTGCGGCGCCGTTCAAACTACCGCCACCCTGCGGTCCGGCGATAGTGCCAAATTTCTCACGTGCTTCACCAATTATCATTTTGCAGTTGGCCACCATGTAGTCTCGGATCCATTGTGATATTTGGAAGTCATTCAACAGGTTGAATTCAGGTTTCAAGTTGTAACTCCATAGCAACACAGTTTCGCCTGAGCCTTTGGGATCACGGATCAGTTGCAGTTTCTTTGTCACAGGATTCCAGGTGTAGTTCATGTATGCGCCAAACATGCGTCCAGCCAATTCAATGTACTGACTGTAGAAGTCGTATGTGGCCAGGCCACCTGCCACGTTGAAGTTCATTAGATAAACGTTGATACTTGCTTGTGCAAACGGATCAAAATTTGACGCAAACGGACCTGAACTGTCGCCAAATGTTCTGCGGAATATTTGGCGCACACTCACAACTTCCTGGGGCAGTTCGTATATGTTGACGTCTGCTACTAACTGCATAAAACTGTAACTCTCTTCGTAGGCATTGTTGGCTCGCTGGCGATAAGTGCCAATGGTCTTTTGATAAGCCGCTTCGTAGTGTGCAGGATCTAATTCTAGGTCAATGATATCACCGCCCAGTTGAAGTTTAACATATTCAATTAAGTTTTGCTTGAGTGTGGGCAGTGATTGTTGTTGCTGTTCTGGCATGTGGGACTCCAAGTCCCTGTATTTAGCAGTTTTGCTGTTGGCTAGCTAGAAGGTCTGGGTCATACAAAGGGACTGCGCAAAAGGTTAGAGTGCCTGCAGGTATTATAACGTTCCTTTTAAAAGCAACCACTGTTTCTAAATTATAATAATTGTAACAGGGATCAATTGGCGTTGTCCAACGCAATGCTGATCCAATATTGGTGCCATGTTGAACATCATAGTTTGGATCAACTGCACCAGAAAATTCTGTCCAATCATTGCTCCAATCTAACAAGTATGGCAAGATTAATATGCGCCAGCCCCTGGCCATACGAGCTCTCCAAGGCCAGTGTAACAATTTTATTCGATATTCATATGGACTATTGTCCATATTGCCGTCAGGCTCTTTCCATGGCCCGCCTGGTTTGTTGGCCCAGTGTGTTCCGTATAACATTTCAGGATGTAACCTGCCCCGACTAAAATACGTGTCGTGCCCGATAATGGATTCAGGTAAAGGAATTGTATATCCTATTTTTGCCAATCCTCGAAATCCCAAACAGTTTCTAATAGTTTGTTTATCAGCAAACGGTCGACCTGATCCATCACCTAACACAATTTCTTCTTTGTGAGCCTTTTGATCTTTAAACCACTGTGGCATGTGATTAAAGACTGATTCAGGAGCAGAACAATTTAAATATTGTATTTCGGGGTCGTGACAATACTCCCAAGTTAGATAATCTGTTACTTGGATGTCCTGCATTACCAGGCTTTAAGTATGACCAAGTTTTCAGTTCCGCGTCCATTGAACGGGGTTTCAGTTGTGGTAAGATCTTTGTAGATCTTACGTGCTGCCGGCTTGCCTGCGGCTTGCACAGACTTTACAACATCTGCTGGCTTGCGCACAGTTTTTTGCATGGTCTCAATGGTGCTAAAACCAATGATGCTGTTTGACTTCACAGTGAATGCCTGTGTGTGACTGTCAGCCACCAGGTGAATCAACTTGCGCTTTTTGGTGTCATATAACCAGGCTTCGGCTTTGTCCACAAGACTTGCGGCTGGCAAACCTTTGAGCTTGAGCTCAGCAAAGTCCATTAACACTTTGAACTTGGCGGCACGTTTCTCAGGTGGCACTGATTTGACCTTGCGTGGCTTGCGTTCCACTTTCTTGATCTGCACATAAGCACCACAGTCATTTATCACTGCTTCGCAGAACTTCACAAGATTACGCATTTGGATCTTGCTGAAGTTGCCGTAACCCTCAACCAACTGTGCATCCTTGCCCTCAATCACTGTTTCAAATTCTGCAAGTTTAGTTTTCCAAATATTAGCAATATCTGAAATCATTTGAGGTGCTACATTTAGGCCACGGATCACCATGATTGGCTTGTAGTCTGCTGACATTTTGGCGCCTGCTGTCACAAACTCATCAAACATGCCATCCAGTTCACCAGCACACTCGCTGACCTTTTCACGCAACCGGTCTTGAATGTTGGGCTTGGCCGCAACAGGTGCGGCTTCTGCTACCACCACTTCGGGTTCACGTGCAGTTAATATTTCTTGTATATAGCCTTCTAACCGAACTGTCTCAGTGTCTGTGAGTTCCAGTCCTACCATGCTCATGCGGCACAGCCATGCAGTGGTCAATCGAATTGCTGAATCTGGCACACCTTTTAGCGCACGAACATCTGCTTTGCGGCCATTGTGTTCCAAGTATGCCACCAGCATTTCACGGGCATCCTTTTTGCCATAAAAGTAATTGTACCAGCTAAAGGCAGCACTCAGTTGGCTGGTGCGATCGTCTGTGGGTTGCACACGCCATGCAGGTTCCAACCCTGTGTATTTGGTATCAGGACTGCGGGGATTCAATGGCTTGACAACTATTCGTGTGGCGTTCATGTGGGCTCCTGGTGAATTTATACGTAATTATAGCAGAATTGGATTTATTGGTCAACCCCAGAAAAGGTAAACCCAAAGTACTATAAATATACCATGCCCCGCCTAAGTTTATACCGCCCAAATCGCACCAGAGACTATCAATTTCTGGACCGCACCATACGTGAAATGTACACTGTTGGTGGCCTTGACATCTACATTCACCGTTACATGGGACCGCAAGCGGGAGGTAATGATTCGGCCTTGAGTGGCAACTTTGATGCCACTCAACCCACATACGCAGATGTGGATGTGCTGAATATTCAAGATTTGCTGTTGCTAGAAAACCGTGATAGAATATATGATCCTGATGTGTATGTCATGCGCGGTGTATACAACACACAGGATGTGGACTTTGATTTAACACAATTTGGGTTGTTCTTAAACAACGACACCATATTCATGACCTTTCACTACAACACCATGATTGACACATTTGGTCGCAAGCTCATGAACGGTGATGTGATAGAGATTCCAAACCTAACAGATTATCATCCGCTGAATCAAAACATACCACGGGCACTGCCCAGATACTATGTGATCCAGGACGCAGACTTTGCCAGCGAAGGATTTTCAGTAACTTGGTTGCCGCACTTGTGGCGTGTAAAATGTACGCCCATGAAAGATCAACAAGAGTTTAACACTATTACCAACAAACCATTTGTGCAAGAAAACATCTGGGATCCAGGCAACTTTTATCCCACTGGTACCGTTGTGAACTACGGTGATACCTACTATCAAGCACAAAGCAATGTGCCTGCTGATACTGATATCACCAATGCTACTTTCTGGCAAGAGTATACACCAAACACCATCAGTGACGTACAAGGCACTCGTGAAAAAGACTACGAAATCAATGATGCCATCTTGGCACAAGCAGATGCAGAAGTTCCGTTGTCGGGCTATGACAATACCACGTTCTACATTGAGCCCACTACCCCCACCGGTACACCTGCTAATCCCACCAGTTTGACTGCTGACGAAAGTCTCACTGTAGATGGTACACAAGGCGGCATGAGCACCACACCCACAGGCGAAGGCTATGCCTCAGGGTACCTCACTGGCGGCGGTGCTGCACCCAATGGTTTGCCAGTTACTCCTGCTGTGAACTTTCCGCCAAATCCTGTCACAGGTGCTTATGTGCTACGCCTGGACTACAAACCCAATCGCTTGTTCCGTTATGATGGTGTACGTTGGGTCAAAGTTGACGACAAAGTCAGAACCAATCTCAACAATGGTCCAACAAATAAAACACTGCGCAGCGGCTTCGTAAATAACACTGCTACTGTCAATACCAAAGACTTGGGCAACATTCCAAGTCGTCAGAGTTTGAGCGAAATTCTTCGTCCCCGAGCAGACAATGGTGATCAAGGTGGCTTCTTACCGCCAGGAACATAATGCAACAATTTTTTTATGACGAACAGATACGCAGATTCTTGTTGCAGTTCACAAGAATCTTTTCAGGCTTTCAAGTAGAGTATGCCAATGAAAACGACGGTGTTAATGCTGCCGCATTGATACGTGTGCCTGTGCGGTACGGTGATGCCACTCGCAATGCACAAACCATCTTGCAGGAAAACAGTCGCAACAGTTTGCCGTCAACTCCGCTGATGACATTTTACATCACTGGCCTAGACTATGAACAAAGCCGCATGCAGGATCCTTATTTTGTAAGTAGAATCAACGTGCGTCAACAAACCTATAACCCTTCTACAGAAACTTACGAGACCACACAGGGCAACGCATTCACCATTGAGAGATTGATGCCTGTACCATTCAAACTCACCATCAACCTGGACATCTGGACGTCCAACACCAATCAAAAGTTGCAGTTGTTGGAACAGGTGCTCACCTTGTTCAATCCCAGTTTGGAAATTCAAAGCACAGACAACTACATTGACTGGACCAGTTTGAGTGTGATGTACCTGGATCGTACCACCTGGTCAAGCCGCACAGTACCAATTGGCACAGAAAATCCCATTGACATTGCCACACTGCAATTCAGCATGCCAATCTGGATATCGCCTCCGGCCAAAGTGTTGAAACTGGGTGTGATCGAACGTGTGATTGCCTCAATGTACGATGCACAAGGCGACTTGAACAATGCCATTGACAACGAGGACCTGTTGATGGGTACAAGACAAGTTATCACCCCATTCAACTGGGCTGTTGTGTTGATTGGCAACAAACTGCAATGTTTGCAACAAAAATATCTTTCACAAGAACCCAGTAATGATACTGTTACCCCCACAGAAATTGTGCCTGACTCAAACCTGCTGTGGCCAGCAGTGATTGACTTGTACGGTTCGCTACGTCCTGGTATCAGTCAAATACGTTTGATACAGCCAGACGAAACTGAAGTTGTAGGTACCATTGCACTAGATCCCAACGATGACAGATTTTTGTTGTTTGATGTGGACATTGACACCACTCCACAAAACACCCTAGATCCCATTGACGCTGTGATCAATCCACTGACGTCAGGTCCTGGCGATGGATTGGATTCTGCATTGGAGGGGCAACGTTATTTACTCACAGAAGACACAGGATCGCTGAACAATCCCAATCCAGCATCTGCCTGGACAGGTGCCAATGGTCGCGGTCTTGTGGCACAGGCCAATGACATCGTCGAGTACTCAAACAACTACTGGCGTGTGGTGTTCCGTGCTGCCACAGAACCCAACAATATTCAATATGTCACAAACATCACCACAGGTATTCAATACAAGTGGGTAGGCGATGCCTGGGTCAAGAGCTATCAAGGTGCATATCCAGGAGGTACCTGGAGGATTGTGCTGTGAAAGCCGTGGGAGTTTGGTTTCGTAGCAGTGCCACAGGACGTTATCTATACTTGCTACGCAATGACACACGACATCCTGGATCCTGGGGACTGCCAGGCGGCAAGGTAGAAACAGGTGAAACACTGCTGGGTGCAATGGAACGTGAGTGCATTGAAGAATTGGGCAGTATGCCCGAGTATCAACGCCTGGTTCCCTTGGAAAAATTCACATCATCAGATGGTCAATTTGAATACAACACCTGGGTGTGTGTGGTAGCAGATGAGTTTGTGCCTGTGTTAAATGACGAACACATGGGCTATGCCTGGATTGATCGTGGTCAATGGCCCAGACCCATGCATCCTGGCTTGTGGTCAACTGTGAACATTGAGGCAGTGCAAAGCAAGATAGACACTGTAGAGCGCTATCTTGCTGCCAGTTCTTAGGCCTGGCTTTCTTGAAAACTCAACTGAATCTCACCCACTGGGTTTGTCACTGTGCTCAACGCAGTAATCACCACAGCCAGTACTTCTGGTCCATTGGGATATGTGCCTGTTCCTGGAATTGAACTTTGTCCAATCTGCTTGATCTGCGCCAAGTTCAATGTGTTAATACCTGTTCCTTGAATTGGGATGGCAAACAATCGTTCACCACCAGTGATGTCTGCATCCACCGCAGTCACTGTCAAAAACAAATCATTAGTTGTATTTGATCCACCTAGGGCATTACCAAGAATCTTCAAGGTATCACCCACAGCATATCCTGTGCCAGGATTTTGCACACTGATACTTGTGGTAGTGGTTGAATAAGTTGTTTTCAATGCCTGCAACTGCACAGTCAAGTTGGCACCTGAACCTGAACTTGATACTATGGTGGGAGTTAAATTGGCAAAAGTTTTAAGTCGACTAGAACTTACCATAGTTCCTGAACGAGTAAAACCGCCCACTGTGTTCAACGGAGCAGCCTGTACACCACCTGTGGTTTCGTCTGAGTATCGAGGAGCAACGGCAAACTGTGTAAAGCTGGGTTGGAAACCACCACCAGCATTGTTCAGTCCAGCCCAAGTAGTGTTGGCTGAGTCAATGTTATTGGGATTCAAAATACCCGTGATCAAGTATCGTCCTGCACTGATATTCACTGTCAGCGTGTCCAAGGTCAACTGCGCACGATTGATCAGGTCACGTTGACCTAGATCCCCAATGATGCTGTTTGAAACGCTGGGCGCCAGGCGCATCAAGAATGCAGTCTGGCTGGCACCAGTTGTGGCTGGCAAACCATAGTTGCTACGGTTATAGGCAAATGAGAAGCCTTCGTCACCGTTGAAGTTACCGTCCATGATAACCGCACTGCCCCAGTGACTTACCAGCGGCACACAGGTATTTGAAATCAATATCACACCTGAATTGTCCGCATGACTTGCGGCTGCACTACTGGTATAACTGCGACTTTGCCCTTCGGCCCACTGTGTAAATGTTGCGGCACGTGTACAACCAGTTAGGTCATTGCCTGCTTTGCCTGAATACTTTATGACTTCACTGTCAATCATCACATACGCAGGATATGTCACTGATGCTGGAGGGTAGTCTGTGGCGTCCCGCAATGTGATTGTGGTTTGAATGTCTGTAATTGCACCGTTCAATGAGTTCACCGGAGTTTCGTTGATGGCTTCATAACGTGCAGGCAAGTTACCTGAACGCATGTATGCTTCATTGTTCAAGTTGTTGTTGGGACGTCTGTGTGCCCAGTTGAACTGACCATTTTGTCCACGCAACATCCAGATAACTGTACCAGCACCGTACCAGGAATATTCCAAGGCATACATCTGCATCTTGCTGGCATCAAGTGTGAAGCCTGAAGCACCTGTGCCGTTGAGTGGATCAATGTTGAAGTCTGCCTGACGCACACGAATTTCGTTGCGCAAGGTCATTTTCACACGAGTTTGATTGGAAACGCCACGGAATGTGGGCACCACTGTCATTCTGTTGTTGTTGGTGATTGACGCCACACTGTGTGTCATACCTCGGATCACCACAACGTCGCCCACATTCAGTTGATCTTGGAAACGGCAGTTGCCATCACCAGTCACAAGATTGGAGCCAACGCTGACGTTGACCAAGCCTGCTGTTTGGAATGTGCTTGAACGTTGTACTGCATTCACTGTGATGCCGTTATTTTCCCAGAACAATCCGTTTTGATCATCAAACAACCCTGCACGAATACTTGCACCCTGCCAGCCAGTGACATTGATACGTGGTTGTTGCCCCAACACAGGAGTTGCGCTGCCCAATGTGCCTTGTGCTTGTACCACAAATGCAGTGTCACTGGTGATACTTGTGACAATGTATCCTGCGGCGTCATAACCTGATGTGGTAACACCACTCAATGTAACAGTAGCACCGGCATTGAGCCCGTGCTCAAGGTCTGTGGTGATTGTGATATTGCTGTTGACAGCAGTACCACTGGATGAGATTGTGGCCACGTCCAAGGTAGGAGCCAACACAGTACCTGTGCTGAACAATATGCCTTTACCAGATTGATAGCGGAAATATTTTTTGGTCACACGAGTTGCACTTGCACCACGTGTGGGGGTGCCTGGTCCCATGAGCACACCGCCATCAAACGGTCTTGATTGGAACACAGCATTGCTTCGCACATTGATAGTGGCTGCCAGGCTGCCACTCACAACAGCGCCTGTTCTAGCAGTGAACTGGAATGTGGTTGTGCTGGGAATGGCATTGATAATGAATGAACCTTCAGCATATTCAGCATTGGTGCCTGCGGTCATGTCCACAGTGATTGGGCATCCTGGGAACAGGCCATGAGCATAAAGTGTGGTCACAGTGATGGTACTGGGGTTGGCCCCATCGCTGGCCACGCTCACAATGTCAAAGTCGGCGCCAGTGTAAGCAAATGCTTGACGTATGGAAGTGTCAGTGGTGTTTAATGGATAGCCTGCAGCCACTGCAACTGATCGGCGTGGATAGTAGGCAAAGTTATTGGTCTCGCCCAAGAACACAATGTTGATACCTTCAGCATTGGTTGATGAAGTATTCTGTGTACTAACATAGTCATTGGCTGCCAATGGAGAATCTGTGAGGTTGACTGTGACTGTGGGAATGGTGTTTGAACCACCGTAGAACATGCCGGTCATGCGGATCAAGGGTGATCCAATGCCTGCAGTTGTGAGTGCTGTGGTGTTGAATTGACTGCGACTGATGGTTTGTGTACCGTTGACTGCTGTGCTCACAGTGGTCATTTTGACCAATTCCACGTTGCTGCTCAGTCGCTGAAACACTGTTCCTGTCGCGTATGAATTGGCCGCTGTGATATTGTACCAACCACGGTTCAGTTGCAGTGTGGTTGAGTCTGTGACTTCTTGTACCTGGGCAACTTCGATTGTGCTGACTGGATAGATGTTGGCACCAATTACAATGTTGGCTGCACCAGAATTGGTGCCATTGCTTTGACGCACCACTGTGAGTGCATTGGCACCCACACTGGTCACAGCCATGACCTCGTACACATTGGCAGTAACAGTTTCGGCAATTACATAAATGCCAGCAGAAGCACTTATGGCTGCTGCATTGGCCACGTTCACAGTGGTGGTGGCGTTGCTGGTAATGTTGGCTGTTGCAATAGTGGTACCACCTGTGGTGGGTCGACCAATCAGCAAAATATTGTCCAATGCTGTGATACCAGTGGTTGATGCCACAGTAAATGTACGCTCTGCTGAACTGTTCACATCAGCAGTGAGATAATTGCTCACAAAAGGTGTGGCATTGCCTTGTGTTTGACTAATAATCAATGCATAGTCGTTGGTGAGATATTGAGATGACCCTTGATTTTCCACATTGATACTGGTATCGTTATTGGCGGTCAATAAATTTGTGCTGGCCAACAATGACACATAACCATTGGTATTGTACACTAGATCTGATCCAACATCTTCGTAGAAACTAGGAATGTTGTTGATGGTACTGACGTTTTGCCATTTGGTATTTTGCAGGCCATATTCAAAGTCAGCGTCAATCAAACTTTCTGGATTGCTCACACGTTGACGACCAATGGCGTCAAGTCCAAACTCCCAGGGTTGCATGTTGATGTTGCGATCTTCCACATAGATGGCCAGTTTATCGTTGGCACTCAAACTGCTGGTGTCCAAGTCCAAAGTCAATGTGGTCACGCCTGCATAGGCTGTGGGCAAACCAGCAATGGTGCCTGTGCTAAAACTCACTGTGCCACCTTGTGTGGGTGCTCCAAAGTTGTATATTGACGTGTTGGTTGTGGTATCGTATATGGCCAAGAAGTCCTCCAGGTTGATACGATCCTGGACTTGTACAGTGCCTAGACCTGCTGTGCCTGGTGTGAATACGTACTCGTATATTCTTTTTCTTGCCATTTCTTAAACTCCAAATATAATTTGATTTGCTGTCAACGTTGCTTGTGTGTTGACACTGAATCGGTCGTAATTGATTGTACCCTGTGCGATTTTGCTGTTTGTGACTGTGGCATCGCTGGGTGTACCTGTATATAGCGTATCTCCGAACAGCAAGCCAAAGAACGGTGTCAATGCCACTGGAGGTGTTGCAAAACTGATCTGTGATCCTGATATTGAAAAACTAACACCAGGGTTTAGTATCACGCCGTTCAAACTCACCATCATGGCAAATGCTGTGGGCGGGTTGAATGGAACTCCACTGATGTTGATGTCAAATGTTTGTTGTACTCCATCAAAGGTCAGGTTGTCCATCTTACGATACTGACCAATCTGCGGTGTATTGCCTAAGTAACTCATTATAATCTTCCCACAACAATTTCAATCACGCCTTGTCCACCTGGGTGGTCTTGTACTGCTTTACCAATCACACTGCCCAGTTTAGGTTCTGCACAGGCCTGTGCTCGGCCACCACCAGCTGTGACCATCATGTCACCTTTGGCCACAGCACCGACCACCAGAGTTGGTACACGACCTGTTAATGCCACGGCTGCTGTGTGTTCAGCTTTGAGTCCTGAGTTCATGATGTGTGCTGGATTTGTACTGACCACACCTGCCACACGTACATCGTTGATACCAATTGCTTCAGTAACTTCTCGACTGCCGCCAAATACCAACACTGTGCCTGGAGCATAGTTAGCATCTGCTTCGTACCATTCTGCCAAGTCAGCGTATTGTGCTGATGTTGCTTTGGCAAAAACTGTGTCGAAGTAAACTGTACTATTACCAATGTTGCCCACACCATTGCCGTTGGCATTGACAATGTTGCCCAATGTAACTGTGCCAGTGGATACTGTTAAACTTGTACCAGTAATGCCTGCACCAGTAATTGCACCAGTAACACTAACTGTGCTACCTGTGTGTGTAGTAGCATTGACATTGGCTCCGCCCAACACATTACCACCAGTGATGTTGCCAGTTACTGAAACTGTAGTACCAGTAAACAATGTGGCATTGACATTGGCTCCACCTAGTACATTGCCGCCTGTGATGTTGCCACTTGCTGATACTGATACTGCACTCATTGCGGCAGTGGCAATAATATTGGCACCAGTTATATTGGCAGTGGTACTGATACCAGAAATCACGTTGCCACTCAAACTAATGCCAGTGCCCAAGAAGTATGCGCCGCTGACATTGGCTGTGGCCAATACATTGGCTGTGGCACTGATTGTGGCACCTTGCACCATATTGGCTGTGAGTATGTTACCGCCTGACACATTGCCCACTGCTTGCACATTGCCTGTGACAGTGATCAATCCGGCTGTGGCAATGTTGCCACCGGTGACATTACCTGTGGCTGTGACCAAACCTCCAGTGTTGATGTTGGCGCCAGTGATGTTACCAGCACCAATAACTGTGCCACTGGCACTGACTGAGGCAGCACTTACTGCTGCCGCGGTGATAATATTACCACCTGTGACATTGCCCACAGCACTGGCTGTACCACCTGTGGCCAAATTACCACCAGTGATTGTGCCTGTGGCACTGATCAATCCACCAGTTAATACATTACCACCTGTCACATTGCCAGCCACACTGAGTGCTGTGCCACCAGTATTGCTAATGGCCACTATGGTGGCAGTGTTGAATGTCACTGTGCCAGCGGCTGTGGTCGCTGAGACAGGACCAATGTCAATCAGTGTGGTGGACCCAGCCAAACCGTTTTCGCCAATTTGAATGGTTTTTGTATTGCCTGTGCCTGTGGCACCATGGCCAATGTTTATGGTCTGTGGGTTTGTGCTTTGACCAATTAAAATTGTGCCAGTTTGTACTGCTCCACCTACTGTTACATTGCCTGTGGTTTGGCTGGTACCAATAGTGATGTTTTGTACGGTACCGGTAAACGCAACGTTGCCAGCAGCATCTAAGTTGCCAGTAGCACCAATCCAACCAGTTACATTGGCACCCAGTGTGCTGAACACCGCTACGTTTGATGTGCCGCCAATTGATATATTAGCATTGCCACCAGAGGCACCAATATTAGCTTCACTGGTACCATTGAAAATTTTATTTGAACTTATACCAGTTAATGCAGATCCGTTGCCAAGGAAATAACTGCCTGTAATATTACCTGCGGCACTGACTTGACCACCAGTTAGGATGTTTCCGCCTGTGATTGTGCCTATTGCGCTGATGGTAGTTCCTGCTGTTAATGTTGAAGTAGCGTTGATGTTATTGCCATATACGTCTCCAGCAGCCGAAACAGTTCCATTGGTACGAACGTTGCCACCGACCACGTTGCCACCAGTTGAAACAGCAGTGGTACCAATAACGTTGCCACCTGTGATGTTGCCCGTGGAACTTACTGCGCCACCAGTTAATACGTTGCCGGCTGATACGTTGGCTGCTGATGTAATATTGCCTGTGGCTGTGATCACCCCTGCTGTTGAAATATTGCCAGCGATAGCATTGCCAGTGGCACTGAGTGTGGTTGAGGCTGCTACTGCCCCCACTACACTAATACCACCTGACCACACATTGGCAATTTGTACACTGTTGACCACCATGTTGACATTGGCATTGACTGCGGCAATGGCCACTGATGTGTTGGCATTGAAAATATTGCTGGTGGTTGTTGAAATACCTGTGAGTGCAGAACCGTTACCAATAAAGTATGTGCCTGACACGTTGCCAGTGGCACTCAAATTGGCCAGGATCAAATCAGTATATTGAAAACTGGGGTCTGTGGTATCAACTGTGGTGGTAGGCTCAGTCAACAAATTGGTAAACAACTTGTACTTGGCATCTGTTATATCACGGAAGTAGCCAGTGTAACGAAGGTTGGCACCGTCGTAATACTGACTAATTACACCCGAGTCATATGTGTCGCCAGGATTGTTTTCAGCCAAAAAGATAAACGGATCAGTCACAGCCAGGCTGTCTGTACCTGTTGTGGTAAATGTACCATTCACTGTGAAGTCGCCCACACAGGTAATATCACCGCCTACATTCAAGTTGCCTACAATGCCGGCGCCGCCACTAAGTTTGAAGGCGCCAGTTGAAACACTGGTACTCTCAGTGGCGTCAGTAATACCAACGACTCCACCAATGTTGACATTGCCATCCACTCCCAGGCCGCCATCCACAATCAGTGCACCTGTGTCTGTGCTGATTGAGGTAGCATTGGCCATGAATGTGGCACGATTGGTGCCGCTCACTGTGACACTCATTGAACTGGCATTGGCCCAGTAGATACCTGTGTTATTGGCTGCCAAACTCACAACACTGGGTGCAGCCACTGTGCCTGCATTAAACACCGATGCTGTAAGATCAAGACTGTTCAATGCACCGCCTCGATAGGTAACTGTGATGTTGTTTGCGCCAGCACCGGGTGCAGAAATAAATTGTAAACTTACGTTGCCAGCAGTGTAATCTGTGAATGGTCTTTGCAGTGTGCTGCCAATCATCACATCCAGATCAGACGCTGATGCCACTGATCTAGCCAGGCTAAACTGTGTGGCCACACTGTTGCCACTGAACGTTTGAGTACTGGTATTCAGCAGTGGTGTGTTGGGTTGAAGACCAAGATATGCCATTAGGTGATTTCCATTATGCTCAAAATTGCATCAATGCTGGTGGCAGCACTGCTTTGCACGTATATTTTGTCCCCAGTGATCAGCACAATCTTTTGATCTCCGCCAATGGGGATCAACGATGCCCCCGAACTGATGGGCGCATTGGCCACTATGTAAGTGTTGGCGGTGGCATTGGCCAAAAACACATTGGCTGTGATTGCACTGCCTGTGGTATTGGTACAAGTAAGCCCAATTGCAATGGCAGTTGTAGCAGAGGGCACAGTATATGCACCTATTTGAGTAGCTGTTGCACCAATGTTTTGCGAAGTTTTTCGTGTAAAAGTATTTGCCATTTGTTATCCTAAAGCTATTGCCAATGCAGCCGCATCATCTATAGTTGCTACCTGTGCTCCTGCAATATTTATCGAGGTTGTAGCACTGATATTGTTGGCATTAACATTGGCTGTTGTTGTGATGTTTGCGATCATGTTGATTGCACTGAGCACATTTCCACTCAAACTCAATCCTGCTGCATTCAAATTGCCGCCAGTGATGTTGCCAGTGGCAAACACAAATCCACTATTGGTTATTAAGTTGCCACCTACCACGTTGCCAGTCACTGCCAAACTGTCCAATGTGCCTACTGAGGTGATGTTGGTTTGGGCGGCTGTGGTCAACGTGCCCACAATGCTGGTGCCCGACAGGTTGCCACCAATGATGTTACCAGTTGCAGAGATCAATCCTACTGTGTTGATATTGCCACCACTCACGTTACCTACAGAAATAACTTGTGCACCAGTGATCAAGTTACCACCAGTGACGTTGCCTGTGGCTGTGATCAATCCACCTGTGCTGATATTGCCACCAATCACGTTGGCTGTTGCACTTACTGTGAGTCCTTGCACCAATGCGGCTGTTATAATGTTTCCACCAGTGACATTACCAGTCGCAGTAATCAATCCTGCAGTGCTAACATTGCCACCAACAACATTGCCGGTTATGCTGGCCACGCCGCCTGAATTGATATTGCCGCCAATGACATTGCCGGTTGCACTTACCGCACCACCTGTGGTAATATTTCCACCAACCACGTTACCACCTGCACTGACCAGTGTTGTGGCTATGATGTTGCCGCCGCCAATGTTACCAATTGAAGTTGTGATATTGCCAGTTACTGCGGCAGCACCTGCCACGGTCAAACTTCCGCCATTGGTGGTTGTTACTGCGCCACCAACAGTAAGTGCATTGGCTGAAAAATCGTATATCAATCCTGAATCGCCAGACACTGATCCATTGTTGTCAAATAACACTTGACTGTTGGCAGTAGCCAGTGAAAAACTACCGACCAAGTTACCAAAAATGTATTGAGCAAACACATTGCCTGCGGCTGAAACATTACCTGCGGCCGAAATCAACGCACCTGACACAATGTTGCCTGTAGCAGTTACTAGACCTGCAGTGGTGATATTGCCGCCAATTATGTTGCCTGCCACAGTGGCCAGGCCAGCAGTGATCAAATTGCCACCTGTGACGTTGGCAGTGGCACTCACTTGTCCTGTTGTAGTAATATTACCGCTAATCACATTGCCAGTGACAGTGACCAATCCTGCAGTGGTAATATTACCACCAGTGACGTTGCCACTTGCATTGATGTTACCACCATCAACATTTGCTGTGGCCACTACAGATACAGCACTGACCGCTGCAACGGAAATAATGTTGCCACCAGTGATGTTACCAGTTGAACTGATCAACCCAGGAGTTGTTATATTACCGCTTGCAATGTTGCCAGTGACATTGAGTGGTGATACAACATTACCACTCAAACTCAATCCCACAGCATTTAAATTACCACCTGTGACGTTGCCAGTTACTGAAACTGTAGTACCAGTAAACAGTGTGGCATTGACATTGGCGCCACCAAGCACATTACCACCTGTGATATTTCCAGTTACACTGACAGTGGTACCTGTAAACAATGTGGCATTGACATTGGCACCACCCATGATGTTACCACCTGTGATATTGCCAGCGGCGGTGATCAGTCCACCTGTGGCAATGTTGCCACCTGTGATGTTACCAGTTGCAGTGATCAATCCTGCGGTACTAACATTACCACCAACAACATTGGCCACTACACTGACTTGTCCTAACGAGTTCAAGTTGCCTGTGATGATATTGCCGGTCACACTCAAACTTGGCAACACACCAATGCTGGTTGCTACTACACCGGTCAAGGCAGATCCATTACCAACAAAATAATTACCTGTGATATTGCCTGTGGTGCTTACTGTTGCACCTTCTAACTGTCCAACTACAAAACTTCCATAACTGTTGACTGTGACCACTTCGTTGGCAATGCTGACATCAGTTGCAGCAAACATTTTACCAGTTGAGTCTTTGAATCCAACAAAGGCTTGTTTTTCTGTTGTGTCAAAATAAAATAAATCTGTACCGCGATCTTTGTTGTCATCGGAGATTAGTGGTGCGTTGTTGGGTCCACGACCAAGACCAATTATGGGATCTTCAACATTGAACGATGATATATTGAGATATGTCAAGTTACCGTTGACAATCAAGTCACCGCCAACTATGGCATTTCCTGTAGTGGTCATTGTGGCCGCTGACATTGCTGCCACGCTGATAATATTGCCACCAGTTACAGTGCCAGTGACATTGAGTGGTGATACCACATTGCCACTCAAACTCAATCCTGCTGCATTTACATTACCGCCAGTGATATTGGCAGTTACTGAAACGGTGGTACCTGTGTGAGTCGTGGCATTGACGTTGGCTCCGCCAAGTATGTTACCACCAGTGATGTTGCCACTTGCACTAATTGAAACAGCATTGACTGCTGCCACAGCAATAATATTACCACCAGTGATGTTGCCTGTGACATTGAATGGTGATACAACATTTCCACTCAAACTCAAACTAACTGCGTTCAATGTGTTGGCACTAGTAATGTTGCCTAATGCGCTTATGGTACCGCCAGTGATGCCCGGGCCAACTCTGACGTCTTGAGCTATGACATTGCCCGAAGTAGAAACATTTCCACCTGTGTTGATGTTGCCACCAATCACATTGCCGGCGGCAGAAACTGTGTTGGTGGACAATACCACACCTGCAAGTATTATGTTACCACTAGTGATGTTGCCAGTGCCTGACACTGTGCCAGTGCTGAATGCCACATTGCCATTGAATACTGAGCCATTGACATTGCCACCAGTGCTGATCACACCTGACCCAGCCAATATATTACCGCCTGTGATGTTGCCAGTTGTGGTAATAACACCTGATCCAGCCAGCACATTACCGCCAATGACGTTGGTGGTTGCGATGATATTACCGCCAGTTAGTATGTTGCCAGTTGCACTTATAATATTACCAACAAGAAGATTGCCAACACCTGGGCCATTGCTAACAGTTAAATTACCAACTTGTGCATCACCATTATTAAGTAATTTGAATATGCCAAACTGAATGTTGTTACCAGTTATATTACCGGTTGCACTAACTTGCCCAACAGTGTGAATATTTCCGCCGGTGACATTGCCTATTAGGCTAACATCGCCACCGGCACTGACTGATCCTGCAGTGATGATATTACTACCAGTGATATTACCAGTTGTGCTGACTGTAGTGCCAACTGACAGTGCTCCAGCAGTGATCAAATTGCCACCTGTTACGTTGGCAGTGGCTGTGATTGATCCTTCAGTGGCCAAATTACCGCCATTGACATTGGCCAAACTGTTTACATTACCAGTTGCAATTACAGCACCAGTGGTTATAACATTACCAGTCAATACATTGCCAGCTGCCGATACATTGCCAGACGCTAACAATCCAATGGTTTGTATATTGCCATTGACTGTGAGCAAGTTAGGCCCTGCTGTGTCAAATCTCAATCCAGCACTGGCTCCAGCATTGCCAGCGTTATTAAAAATAACTTGTGTGTTTGATCCAGGTACTGTCAAATTACCTGTGATGTTGCCGGCAAAAGTACCAACAAAGTACCCGTCGGTTGTGATATTGCCTGCAGAACTTATTATGCCCAATGTTTTTAAGTTGCCACCAGTTACATTGCCTGCTGAACTTAACGAACTGGCACCAAATGCTCCAGTTAAAGACAAGTTACCGCCAGCAATGTTTGCTGTGGTAATAATGTTTGATGTGTTGGTGGCGCTGGCCAAATATGTTGCCACGTTGGCATTGCTGTAAGTGGCAGGTAGTCCTGTGAGTTGGCTACCATTGCCTAATATATAACTGCCAATGACATTGCCTGTGGACGATATGTTTCCAACTTGTGCATTACCAGTTAATGTTAATACATTGCTTGTGCTATCAAATCTAAAAGCAGCACTGGCTCCGGCATTGCCAAAATTGTTGTAAAGAATCTGTGTGTTGACACCAGGTACAACAAAGTTGCCAGTTATGTTGCCAGAAAAGTTACCAACAAAAAACTGATCAGTAACAATATTACCAGTAGCACTAATTTGGCTGTTGGACCGTATGTTACCAATGCTCTGAACACCAGCATTGCTGATCACAAATGCATTGGCTGTGGTTCCAATACTGACCTGTACATTGCCGTTAGCCACCGGAATGGCCATCTGACTGAGTCCATTGATAATAGACGATCCGCTGAGTTGACTTGTTCCTTGCAATGTAAAGACTCCACCAACGGGATTGGTCAAAACAACGGAATCAGCATTGGCCGTGAATGTTGAATCACCAAGAGTGATTGTGTTACCACTCAAGTAAATATTTTTAAATCTTTGGGTGGCTGTGCCCAGTGTGTATATGTTGTTGGCACCAGGAACAATGTTGCTTGTGAATGTGGTGGCTGCAGGACCGAACACCACAGTATTTGCCACACCGTTAACAGACACAGTGATGTTGGCACCGGTGTTTTGAATGTTTACATTGCTGTTTCCGTTGTTAATATTAGATACAGAAGTGATAATACCCGATAACAATGCACCATTGCCTAGAATATAATTGCCAGTGATGTTGCCTGTGGCACTGACTGAGCCAACAGTTCTAATATTGCCGCCAGTGACATTACTGGTGGCCGAAATTTGACCAGCAGTTGAAAGACTACCAACTGCTAGATTGCCTTTGATATTTGAAGAAGTTGCGCCAAACACAGCAACATTACTGGTTCCGGCCACGCTGACTGTTACATTACCATTTGCACTGACAATTGTTACATTGGATGTGCCCGAATTTATGCTGGTACCAGCAGTGGTTATGCCAGTTATGCCAGATCCGTTGCCCACAAAATATGCAGCATAGACTGTGTCAATTCTTGCAGTAGGGCTACCAATGTCATACACAGCATCAATGCTGGGCATGATTGAACTGTTTGCTTGGATATTGCCAATTCCATTGGCTCGCAGCACCAGGTTGTTGTTGGTGCCAGTGACTGTGATGGTATTTCCGGAGATGACAACATTGCTGCCTACCGGGCCAGCAGTATAAATCTCAGTGAAATTCTCATTTACAGCGTTAAATGCATCACGTAACGGTTCACCAGTGCCGTCATTTGCTGCTGCACCAATGTCAATAATCTGTTGTGCCATAGATCTACAATGTCCTCTGGTGTATTTACCAAAAGGACTTGTTTGTATTTTTAGCTGATTCTAGTGTATGACAAATATGCACCAGATTGAATGTTGATATTTGCTACACTGGTCTGCGCCTGAATTGCAACATTGGCATTGCCAGCACTGTAGATGGTGCCTGTAATTCTTGCTGTTCTAGGGGTAGCGCCAGACATGGAAGCTGTGGCTGGCGCAGTTCCTGACACATTAGATGTTGCAGTGTTAAATGTGGATGTTTGAGCAGTTTGAAATTCTACGGTGTAATAACAAATGCCTGCATCAAAATATGTGCTAAATCCAGTTGTAGTGGCACCACCACCATCTATTAATATGGGCAAATACGCTTCATATTTGTAGGTGTATCCACCTAAAACCAAAAACCCTAGAGTGCCCACATTGGCCTGTACTGCGCTGTCGAATGCCACTGTGGTAGGTTGCCACACAATATTTTCCACCCCAATGCCTGTGCCCGAACTGTTGCCAGTGACTTGCAGATTTGATGTAACAGTGTTGGCTGTGGCTGACACATTGCCTGTGAACATGCCTTGAGTGGCCACTATATTAGCGCCAGTCACGTTGCCCGTGGCTGAAATCAATCCATTGCTGTTGACGTTGCCACCAGTGACATTGCCTGTGGTACTAACACCAAGTGCCCCTGCACTCACAGCTCCCACACTTATGACATTGCCACCAGTTACATTGCCTGTGGTCGTGACATTGCCTGCAGTGATCAAGTTGCCACCAGTAATATTGCCTGTGGCTGTTACAAATCCAGCTGTGGATAAATTTCCACCAGTTACAGTACCTACAGCAGTCAATGTAGAACTACCGTACATTGTTCCAGTCACAGCCAAAGTATCCAAGGGTGCAGCATTGGCAATGCCCACGTTGCCCACATTGTCCACTACAACCTTGGCTGTGGCAGCAGCACCATTGGTTGAAGTTAAAATTTGTATGTTAGCGTTGCCTAGTACGCCAGACGCTACTGCATGTATTCCGGCTGTGACTCTTGCACCTGGTGTGGCGTCACTGGTAAACCATTCTACTGCACCCAGCACTTGTCCGTCAGTCACTGTGGTATCAGTGTCTGTGAAACGAATGGTTGGTTGCCCTACACTGGCATCTCGAGAAATCAATACGTTGCCAGCAACATTGATATTGGCCCCTGTGATGTTGCCTGTGGCCACCACTTGAGCCCCAGTGTTGATATTGCCACCAATGATGTTTCCAGTGACACTTTGTAATCCAGTCACATACTCACCTGTGGTTGCCCAAACTACAACATTGCTTGTTCCACCAATTGTGACGTTGGCATTGCCATTGGTCACAGGGATTTCAATGCTGGTGGTACCGTTGAAGATTTTGTCAGCGTTGATGTTGCCCACCAGCACAGCATTGCCAGTCACTGTGAGGTTGCCTACTATGTTTACAAATGGTGAACTGAGATTAACTACGTCACCTGCATTTATGGTTTCTATGGTGTAGTCGCCACTGACTCGTTTGACTGTTGACATTTAAAGGTCCTTTGCGTTATTTATACGGTCAAGGAAGTCTATCATAGGCATATTTCTCAAATTGTTAATGTTGTTTAACTCTGGAATACTAGCAGTTGTATCTCCCATCACACGATGAAAACTGGTGTTAGAAAAGTCTTTGCAAATAGTTACAATTTGTCTCACCCAATTGCCGGTAAATGTGGGCAAACTAGAACTTTTTCTGTAAAATTCTGTGTCAGCATACACATTGTTGAACTTGTTGGTGGCACTCGGACCCATGTCAAACCCAATCAAATATACTGCCAGATGCTTGTCCCTAGCTGCTAGTCCCACAGCAATAGGGCCTGAACTGAATCCAAAATAACTTTGAGGCACTGTCTGAGCGCCTAGTCCAGGTAAGGGTTTTCTAGTGTACATTGTGTTGTTTTGTGCGTACCCAGAATTTTGTATTTCCTGGGCAATACCTCGATCTGTGCTGATCAACACATCCGGAACAAACTCTCTGTACAAGGCATTACATCCGTAGATTCGTCCATGCGGTTTTAACTGATCCAAGTCCACACTTAATCGGCTGACGCCGTTGCCCAATACAAATGCTGCGCTCATAAAAAATCCTCCCAGTATGTAGCTGGGAGGACTTGGTTGTGTTACAAATTAAGAAGTAACGTTGTCCACAATGGCTAGATCCAACAAGTTTTGTTGACCAGAGGTCACAGTGCCGGTATTGGCAGCGGCTGTGGTTCCTGACTTGATCACTGTGCCTTCGTCAGTGAAGAAGTTGGTGGCATATCGTTTGTCTGCAACAACCGAAGTGGGTGCATAAGTTGACCCGCCAGTCCAGTCCAACAAGAATTTGTTGGTGAGTTTGCTGATTGTGGTAGCAGTACTATCACCAAAGGTAAAAGTAATGGACATGAGTCCAGCCGCTGGAGTAACATCGTCAGCCAGCACACACACGCCTACTGAATTGGCAGTACCGTTGCCTGCTCCCCCAACAGAAGTTGCTGTGAAAATTGTGCCTACCCCGTAGTTGCTAGGAGCACCTGCTGCTGTCCAATCAGTAGTACCCACGGACACGATTTGATAAGCCTGACCAACCAAAAAACTTCCATCGGTAACACCAGTTACATCACCAACTAGATATTTGTGAGAACCTTTTTGGCGGATAATATAACCTTGTGCCACACCAAGCCCTGTGCCTGACGGATTGGAAATATTGACTGTTACATCAACTCTGGGATTGGTTGCTGAGGGGGTATCAGTTGGTGCTGCACCGCCCACAACACCTAGATATTCAGTAGTGTTGAGTGTATCAGCTGTGTTTACTACCGGTGCGGTCAATGACCCAAAGTTAGGAAAGCCAAGATCCACACTGACGGCTGCGCCGCCATTGCCAGACCCTGTGCTTGTTTTTTGTATTTTAAGAGGACGTCCCATTTTTGTTTCTCCTTAAAGAAGTCCGATGCGAGTTCTAGTCGCTACGCGGCGGGTTAAACCGCATAAAACGCAGAATTGCGTTGACTTTTATTTATGGATGTAGTAAAATAATAAACCATACTGTATATATTGTAAATATTGCCATGAGCACAACTGAACAAATTATAGACCCTGCCAAACTTATCGAAGAAGGCAACCGACTGCGCGGTGAAAACCGCCCAGATCAGGCACTCAAATGCTACATGCTGGCCATGTGTCACGATCCTGACTCGTCAGCAGCATTCAACAACTATGGCAATGTATTACGTGAATGTGGTCATCCACGTCGTGGCATTCCATTTTTAGAACATGCAATTATACTTGACCCTACTAGTATTACTGCCAAGTTTAACCTGGCCGTGAGTTATTTGATCATGGGAGACTATGCTCGCGGTTGGCCGGCCTATGAAGCACGTTGGCAATACGAACACTTGGCTGGCAGTTTGCCGCAACACTCTCAACCTCGTTGGACTGGGCAGGACTTGAAAGATAAAACTATTCTTGTGGTAGGCGAGCAAGGTCATGGTGACAACATACAGTTTTGTAGATTCTTACACAATTTGCATGCTGGGGGAGCACAAGTATTATTTCAAACCACTAAAGGATTGATTCCATTGCTGGGCAACAGCGACATAATTTCTTGGATTGGAACTTACACTGATACACCGCCAGATTTTGATTACTGGATTCCTATCATGAGTCTGCCCGGTGTGCTGGGCATTACTTTGGACAATTTACCTAGACAAGTGCAATACATCACCACCGTGTCTGACAAGTCTGCTGCTTGGTTGAAACTTCTGGGTCCTAAAAAACGCATGCGTGTGGGATTTTCATGGAGTGGTCGCAGAGATGCCTGGCTAAATCGTCACAAAAGTGTGCCTTTTGAAACAATATTTGAACTGGTCAAAAACAATCCACAGTATGAGTGGATCAACTTACAGGTTGATGCCACCCCTGAAGAGTCACAGGCGCTGGCAGCAGTCGGAGTTACATGCTACCCTGGCACTGTACAGAGTTTTGCTGACACTGCTGCGCTGATTAACTGCATGGACGTGGTTATATCTGTTGATACTGCTATTACACATTTGGCTGGTGCTATGGGTCGACCCACCTGGTTGATGTTGCAGTGGTTTGCCACAGACTGGCGTTGGATGTTGGATCGAGACTCAAGCCCCTGGTACAGCACTGTGCGCATATTCCGGCAGCCTGCCATGGGCGACTGGGCTAGCGTTACAAAAAAAATAGAACAGTATCTAACTTGGTTTAAAGTTTGAATTACTTGTGAGTTAACTCTAAGTACCAAACACTGAGTGCAAATTTTTCTATAAACGCTCGAACTATTTTTAATCCACTAGCATCTACAAATTTTTCAAACTCAACCACACTAGACCCGTGCATTTGTTCTTGAAGTAAAATTACGCCATTTGGTGTTAAATGGCTTTTGATGTTTTTAAAAAAATCTTGATGGGCTTGCCAGTCTTGATCAAAACTTATTCTGTCCCAATCACTTAACGACACAGTACTGTACATTGGCTGTCCCCAAACAATAGAATTATATGTAGGTGGGTTTGCTACTACCAAATCAAACATTAATTTATTGTCTAAATTAGACAGAGTTTTTGTTTGTGTTATTGCAACAGAGTCAGCAAATCTGTCTGGCATATTATTGATTGTTTTAACACATGCGTCAATTGCTTGCTGTTCACAATCTACCAAATGTAATTTTTTACATACAGAGTCTGCCAACAATCGAAAACCAATGGCACCGTGACCTGCTGCCCATTCCAGGCAATGATCAAACACTCTGTCAGGGTACAAATACTTTAACACTCTTGGATAATTTTGCCCATGGCCAGTGCCGCCACCTTCTATGTTTTGATTGTAGTAAACAAAAAAATCATTGGCTACTGCAAATTTTAGTGAAAAATCATTTGTATTTTTATGTATAGGCTGGGACCAAATCAACGGCAATTCAGTTATGTGTGATTCAGACAATTTTAAATATTCAGCACCATTAAATATTGTTAAAATTTCATTTTGTATGTAAGTGGGTAATTTAAAAAATTCGTGCTCAGTTGCACATTCTGGCCAACTGGGATCACGTATATTCTGGTAAAAATTGTTCCATACATTCATGCAAATACTTAGCCAACAAAAAAGCCCCTTGCGGGGCTTTTTCGTCCTTCCCATCCCTGGGTTGGCTTCTCTGATTAGGAGAATGACAAGTTGGAAACTGCGATCTCACCAACGTAGTCACCGGCATTGCCGAATGAACTAGCAGTGTTGGTCAATTCGATGTAACCATAACGTGTCATGAATGACACGACTGGTTCGAATGTTGAAGGATCAAGCACAACACCGCTGCTCATCAAAGGAATGTATGGGCAGTAGAATGCTGGTGCGTCAGCTTCTGAAGAACCTTTGTAACCAACCAATACGCTTTGTGTGTCAGCAGCATAGCTGTCAACAAACACACGCATAGCGCCGTTCAATGTACCAACAAACTTGGTGTTGGTAGGTGCTTCAAATGTACCTTCTGTAGTGCGAGCAAAAGCAGAAGTAGTTGCACTTTGCAACACTGTCAAAGCAGCTGAACTAACTACAGCGTAGTTACCAGCGCCACGACGTGTGCGTTGAGCAATCAAGTTAGCAACACGGTTAACCAACACAGCCAGTGCGGCGTGTTCGTCACCAACAAATGTTGCTGTACCAGAAACGGTAGCTTGGTTGTATGTGAACTCAGTAGCTGCCAGTGAACGCAAGCTCAAGAGAATCTCTTGGTCGATTTCAGCTGTAATCTCTTGAGCCAATGCTGCCATGATTTCTGCTTCAACGTCAATACCATGCATGGCTTGTGCGTCTTGTGCAGATTCAAATGTCCAGCGAGCTTGCAACTTACGTGTGCGAGCTTCAACGGCTTGTTTCAGGATCTGAACGCTAATTTGCTTACCGCCAGTACCTTCCATGGTAGCTGTGTTGTTACCAGTGTAGTTGGTAGCAGTTGCTGTGTTTTGTGGCACAGTAGAATATGCTTGAGCAATTTTGAATGGGCTCAATGCTTCTTCACCAGCTGTTACAGAAGTAGCGGCTGCGGAAGTATCTGTCAAACTCTGGGCATAACGCACACGCAGGGTGTGGATTTGACCAACTGGACCAGTCATGGGCTGAACGCCAACCAACTCGTTAGCAATAACGGTAGGCATAACACGACGGATAACAGGCAGAATAACACGGTTAAGTGTGGCAATGTTACCAGCAGCAGTTGAACCTGCGCTTGCATTCTCTTTCAAATAGCGACGAGTATTCTCGAGGATTACGTTCATGCTATTGCGTCGAGTTCCATTAAGACCTTCTAACAGTGCCTCTTTGGTTTCGCCCCAACGACTTTCTAATAGTTCTTGTGACATTTAAGTCTCCTTGTTAAGATTAAAGACCTGCCAGGCGCTTGAGGTCAATCACGTTGCTGCGATCTTCCGACACACTGGGAACAGTAGTTTTATCACCAGTTACTGAGGTGACAGATTCTGCAATTACTTTACGGGCTTTTGCAGATCTATCTTCCAACACTGCTGGTAGATACTTTTCAAAAGCGTTTTTCAAACGGGGTGTTTGAACGCTTTCGAGTAAATTACGCATGACTTCTTGCTTTTCCCGGTTTAAGGGACGTAGCAATTCATCCATTGTGCTTTCACGCTCATTGGATTCTTTGATCATACGCAGTTCACGTTCTTTTGACTCCACCACGGTCTTTGCAGTACGGGTGATGTCGATTGCTTTACGCAATTTCTGATCTTTCTCAGCAATAATGTCATACAGTTTACGGACTTCTGCCTTC